ACTGCAAATACTATCCTATTTGCCTTTAACGCTGTCACCCTTTTTCTCATTTTTGTCCTCAGGTTCTTTTAATCTTCCCTTTTAGTGTCACACATACCGGTACTTACCGTTGGACTTCAGTGTACGGAAACCGATCGCCACGTAAGGCGGCACGTCATTGTCACTATACACCACGGCACCGTTGCCATCGATCTCATGCCCGAGCAGATCAGCCTTGTTCTGCGTGGTCAGCTCGTTCTTCTGGATCTCGACGTCAATCTTACCGAGAGTAGTGGCGGTTTCCATGGGGCCATCATCAGCGAACAGGGTCTCCAAAGAACCGTTGGGGTTGATATTGATGGACATAACACCGGGAGCAGCATTGACTTCACCGTATACAGGCGCCTGATCAACAGTGTCTTCGGTAGTCATCTTTGCATACACGAGGTTGTCACAACCAATTCTTGTAGCCATTTCCTTACCTCCTATTCTAAGATATTCGTAGTTATTCCAAGATTAAAGCAGTAGATTACTCTATTGCTCTCGTCCTGCGAAAGTTTAAATGGGGTCTGTCTAATATAGACTTGTCCCCAGAGAGAGTCGGTGAAATCTACACGTAAACTCTCTGTTGTGGACTTAAAAATATCCACAAGCTGCCATGCCTTAGACCTTGCTGTATTGGCGTCTTTATCGCGCACTTTAACCTGAACAGACCTATGCACGCTAGTGGTGAACTGTGACACAGGAGAACCGGCATACTCATGAAATACAACAACGCTGTCTGGAGCTTCAGGCATGAAGTCTCTAAAAGAATCATCGCCGTCACCTACAAGGACACCCTTACTAATACCATACGTAACCAAAGATTCAAGCAGTGTCATTACGGGTCTCCTTAATCAGTAGTAGGCAGTATTGATTGCCCCTCTATTGCATATCTCCAATGAGTTTCTGCAACACGCTTAAAATTGGACTCTGCATAGTCTCTAACAGGATCCTCAAGAAACTTAGCCTTGCCTCCATTTGGATGCTTTGCATCTAAGTCCTCATGCACTTTATATGCATAGGCGGAGGCAGACGCTCTTGATACAGGATTCAGCTTGTCACTTGCATATCCTACGCCAGCCATACCAGCATAACCAACGATACCCTCATACGTGTAGCCCTTTACACCGCTTCTACGCTGAACAGTGTAGAACGCAGTGGAGGCTAATGTGCCAGTATCACGAGGTACTTGATTAAGACTCTCCTCCAAAATATCTTTGCAAGCCTGTTCAGTACCAGCCTTAGTTGCCCTACCAACATTACGCAATAGAACTTCGAGTGAAGAAGCAAACTTACGCTGTTCATTTGGAGAAACATAAAAGTCTAAACGCATTACAGATACACCACCCTAATGTCTACCTTACCGTTCCTATAGTAATCAGTGATCCGATGAATTGGTCGCACTTCACTATTAAAAATTATCTCATCGGTAACTTTTATCAACTCATCACCAGGTAGGTAAAGCTGAGTCGTAGATGTAACTTCTGCGCCAGATGCATCAGTGATAAGCTTGACATCACCTACAGGGTAGCATAATGAATCAACAGCATCACCGAATATCTTAGAGCCAGCTCCATCACGCTTTACGAATGGCTTTATCTGATATGGTACAGATATCCAGGACTTTAAGCTAGCGTACATACTTACCACCTCCAGGACGAGGCCACTGGGGGTTACTAAACATTCCCTTTCGGAAAGTTTTTGGGTAGCTGTAGTTAGGAGGCGAAACGCCGCCAATAACTACAAGGTGCTTATAGTAGTCAGCTTGCTCCTTAAAGAACTTTAAGCGATCAGTAGGATCCTCAGACTGTGGGCCGAGCGAACGCTTTATATCGCGTGCAAATAAAGTAGCAGCACGGTTAAATAGCTGGTACTTGCATGTATTAGTACCTTCTCCGTAGGTATCAATGATGTACTGGATCTCTTCATCCTGCATGATAGGATTGCTTGCATCGGTATCACCTACGAGGAATCTAGCTTCATCGATTGGGCTATCCATAGGATTGCCGGAATAAGAAAACGACATCAATAACACCTCCCTACTTAACTACTACCTTAACTACAGGCTTAGCCTCTTCAGATTTGGTATCCTCCGGCTTGTTCTCACCTGGAGTGCCTTCGTCAGACTTATTCTCATCGGGCTTGTCACCATCAAGATTGACAGACGCATCAGGTACGCCACCAATAGCTGCAATTTCGACGTTCATACGTACCTTGAAGTATTCACGCCACTTGCTGAAGTTATGCTCGGTAACCTCAACAATTCGTCCCTCAGCTACACGGGACTTAAACCGCTTGATGGCGGCCGGCTCAACTACAGAGCCGGGCGCCATCATTTGGCCAAGATTTCGAAACGGTCTTCGGACAACGAACATTAAGCAACGATGTCCTTGAAGAACACGCCCAGATCCTTACAGATCTGCTTAGCGTCAAAGGCAACTTCGCCTTCGATACGCTCAGTGCCCAGGCCGAGCATGTCCATAGGCAGACGAACGATACGGTTGCCGTATGCACCGGAGCCTTCCAGGCCAGTCCATGCAAAGATGTAGCCAGCAGAAGGCTTACGCAGAGCAGGACGAGGATTGCTGTAACACAGCAGAGCGTGCTTGCCCATGATGAAGTCAACAGAAGCATCGGCACCCTTAGCAGCGGAGTTGACGACGGACCATGCAACGTAGACATGATCGACCTCAAACAGAGTGCCAAGCAGGTCAGCAGTTACGATGCCCTTCTGGGTGTACTTGATGCGATCCAGGATGTCCTCATGATTCTTCAAAGCATTGAAGGCATAGGGAGACAGGACCAGAGTGTTGGGCTTGAAGCCAGTAGCACCAGCCATAGCAACACCAGCACCAGTAATGTCACCGATGGGGTCAGAGGTAGGCATGTTCCACTTGATAGCCACGCCCTCAGCGGCAGCATCGCCACCAGCGATCTCAGTGCCCCATACGCCAGCCTTGAAGAACTTGGTAGCCCATTCCATCTCACGACGAATCAGCATCTTCTGGGTGACGAAGTCGGTAGCGTCCTTATCTGCATCCAGAGGCTCATCGTAGTTGGCGCGCTCCTCAGGAGTGACGTCCTTGTGGAAGGCGTGCTTACGGCAGTAGTAAGGATCACTTGCCTCAACACCGTAATCGCCGCCGGCGGACTCAGTCGCAGCGCCACGGACCTGAGCTTCATCACGCATGAAGTCAGCCTTGTTGTAAATGTAGAAAATATCGGACTGGCGCTTAACGGGAACGATAGGGAAAACCTTATCGGCGATAAACGCACTTGCATCCTGCAGGTAGGAAACAGAAATGTTTGTCAACGCGCGATCAACATGCGCATTCTGCATAGTAGGCATTATCTACTCTCTCCTTTCAAATTAAAGCTTGACGGTGATCAGTTCACCGGCAGCAGTGGCAGAAGTCAGGGCAATAGCATTGCCTTCACCAGCAATAGCCTGACCAGTTGCATTGGAAGCAACAGCGACACCAGCAGTAACGGCACCACCGGCCTCAACCATTACGATGCCATCAGCAATTTCCAGGACCTGACCTGCAGCGGCCTTGTTCATGGAAACACCAATAACCGGGGTAGAAGCGGTAGCAGTGATACCGTTGCTGTTTGCGTTTGCAGAAACAAATCTGAAACGCTCAACATCAGCGCCAGCAGGCAGGCTGAAGCGCTGACCAGGAATTTCAAAAGCGAACATTATTTAGCACCTCCATTTAAGTATTCACGGTACAGCTCAGGATACTCATCCAGAGCGATGGACATAGCCTTTTCAATTGTTACAGAGTCGCGCTTAGCGATCTCAGTAGCCTTTGCTTCAAGCTTGCCCCAAGCTTCATCAGAAGTTGCAAGTGCGGAAGTCGCCGCACCGTTACCAGCATTCTTACCGACTTCGGTCAAAACGCTAGCTTCGATAGCACTGTTGATGGTAGTCAGCAGATCTACAATTTCGGGTGTGCAGTTCTTCAGGATGCCTACAAGCTTCTCCTGCTCAACAGGAATAGCTTTCAGGGATGCAGCCTTTGCAATAGCAGCAGCTTCGGCCTTCTCTTCGTTAGCCTTACGCACTTCTGCCTCGGCAGCTTCCTTCTGCATACGCATCTTCTCAAAGAGAGCACGTGCAGCTTCAGGCATACTCTTCATAGTCTCAGTCTCATCAAAAGACGCAGACTTCTTAGGCTTGCCACAGGCCTTACACTTACCGTCTTCATCAGCTTCACCGTCGCATTCGCACTCAGTGGACTTGGCCTTATACGTTTCAAGTTCAGCATTGGCAGTAGCCAGCGCTTCATTTGCCACATTAAGCAACGCATCCTTGTCGAGGCCGGACTGCTCGGCTGCTGCAAGATCAGCATTTGCCTTAGACAGTGCTTCGTCCTTAGCGTCGAGAGCCTGCTGAACTACTTCAGCGTGTTCAGGCTTCAACTTACTCAGGATCTCATTAAGCTCCATTGGTGTAATCGTCTCCTTTCGTTTATAAAGTTCTATGAAAGCAGCGGAATTCGCTCCTTCATCTACCAAGTCGACCCGCTCTACAATCAGGTCCAGGAGTTCATAAGCCATCAAAAATCCTCCTATCTTATTATATGCGAGTTAGCCAACGTTTATAACCTTACAGCTTAACTCTTTTGGCCGTACCCTGTATGGAGAACATACGATAGGTGCCATCCTTTACCTTTGCGAACACTTCAGGGTCATGTACTTTAACAGTAATGAACCAGCCCTCAGGCACGACGCCTTCAGGAATGCCAATGGCCTTCTGCTTTTCTTTGGTAAGCACAATGGACTCGACAACTGTGCCCTTGCTGTTACCGCGGTGCATTTCGCCACTGCCGCGATAGTCAAGCATAAAACCGATAGCAGCTTTCTCAAGAGTCTCAGGAGCAATGACATCATCCTGCCAGTCAAGTGGAGCATTGCCATCCTTGTCAAGAGCGACATTAGCCCAGCCACTAACAAGCTGCTCATCATCACGCGCCTTGTAGACATCAAAACCTACGCTTAAGTAGACGTCATTACCTTCTACAGGCACTGTCTCATAGCTGTTGACAGAGCTGCTTCTGCACACAGTCTGACTAGAACCATCATCACGATAGATGCTAATCTCCTGCTCATGGAAAATCCGTTCAGTATTTACAATAATAGACAACGTAATACCTCCTTACGTATACCGTTGGTCGTTTTGCTCAAGCAACTTTTGAGCAGTATCATCTGGGTCATCACCAGTAGCCGCCTGCTTATTGTCTTTTTCACCCTGCATTGCATAGACACTCTCAAATGTCTGGTCAGACATACTCGGGAAGCCCATGATGTGCCATAAGTGACCCAGTAGATCTTTGTCTTTTGCAATGTTAAGACCCATTGCACGCAGCATAAGAGCAACCTCCTGAACAGAGGGCATCTGGATGCCACTAGGAACAATCTCAGGAAGTTCTACAAGACCAGGAAAACTGTTCATAGCAAACAATCTGGGAACTGCAAATGCATTGAAGACATCAGCAATGTTACTGACCTGAGCCTGTAGAGCTGCAGCAAGCAGAGACTGCTTAGTATCTGCAAGCGCGAAAGAACCTGTACGGTTGTTACCAATAAGGATGATATCAGAGAGCATCGTGATAGCAATGCGGTTATCATAACGTTCAATGGTCTCACCAATATTGATCTGCCTAGAGGAGCTAGAGGCAAGAAGCTTGAGCTCCCAACCAGGTGGCAGTAGGACACCTTCTTCGCCATCACGACGTACAGAAGCTACAAGGTTTTCCGCATCAGCTTTCATCTTGACCATTTTTGGGTCTGCATCATTCCATAAGTCGAGGCCCTCAGGTGCAGTAAGAACAGGAAAACCAGCAAGGTCACGTTCAATGCCAATGCCCTCAATTTCTTCGAAATGCTTTTTGAAGAACCAAGAGCGATATGCATTACGCAGCATAGACTTACCTTCAGGATTGTCCTTACTTACGCGAGTGCGGAACAGAAGCCCCTTAGACATCGGGATGCGAACAGTGTTGAAGTCAGGCTCGCAGCGCTGAATGAAGGCTTGTACATCACCCTCTTCATCGAACTCCCACTCAGCAAGAGACGTTTGTGCTCCACAAGGCAGCCGACGCCAGCCAATGCGACCATCAGAGTACTTGCTACGGTACTTGCTGTTAGTCTCACTAGGTCCACGCCTTACTTTGTACACAATTTCATGGAAACTGAATCCATACACAAGCATAGACAGAATCTCACAAATCGTGTTTGCCCAGGACATGTCCATATCATCCATGCATTCGCGTAGGAACTTCGCTGCCTCATGATCTACAGGTGACTTTCCCATAGGTTTGACTTCCCATGTACAGCCTCGTATCAGCATCTCTGCCAAATACATGACTGCACCGATGACTGCATCGTTATCAGCCATCTCCTGGTATACACGTCCGGCTCCGGGCCATCTAAGCTCAGGCAAGAAGTCTTCGTAGATGTACGGACCGTAGCGTCTAAGACCAGAAACGCCAAGCGGTTTGAAATTTTGTGGTGTTTTAGGCACGTGTTTACCTCCTATCTACGGAATTTTGACCAGTAACTACCTCCGGATTTCTTAAGTCCAGTAGGTGTACGCTGTAATGTATTGCTTCTGAAGTAATTGAATGCTCCAGAAAATCCGTCTATTGTATCATCATGTGAGCCATAAGGAAATAGGTCTGCTTCATCAAAAAATGGCAACATGTTTCTACACCTGTCAGATATCATGATTCTGCCTGCTTGTGCAGCGGCAGAAGCAGCTCTAGAACGCTCAACCTTAGAGCCAGATGCAGTCACACCGAGCACGTCATAGCCATTGAGCACGTTGCGCATATAGTGGTCAGTGGTTATCTTACCAGAGGAACCAGGCTCTTCCTCAATGCGTATAGCACAGGAGTAGCCATCGAGCTCAGCAGTCTGACGCACAATGTCTTCAAGATCACCGGGTGTCTTCTGAACGCGCACGATATCCTCAATCCAGTATATGCCCTGGTAATGGGCCATCTTGAAACCTACAGACCAGTCAGGCTGGCGCTTATCGCGTCCCTTACCAGTACGCTTTGCAGGGTCTGTAGATGCAAAGTCCCAATGTCTAACATGAGTAGCAGCATCTGGTATCTCATGATGTGGCACAATATTGAACCAATGTCTATCAAGCAGGTCACCAGAAGCTTTAATTTCCCAGTTACCATTTAACAGCTGCTCACGCTCTATAGGATCAAGTTCCTGTAGAGCCTCCTTATATGCCTCAGCATCAAGATACGGGTTATCATCCAGGCCGGCGCCAATAAAAATACGACCATTTTGTCTGCCTTCTACAAAGAACCTCTGATAGTAGTACTCACCGAACTGGCCACCAGGGTTACACGTAGCCCTGAATCTCAGAGGAACCTGTAAAGACTTTGGCTTACGAAGACGAGAGAACATATAGCGGTAATTAGAAGGCGAGATGTGCGTACACTCGTCCATACCAATGTACTGAAACTCAGCACCTTGGTAACGATAGCAGTCATTATCTGACTCAAGATATCCAAAGTTAAGTGTAGCTCCAGACGGGAACGTATATTGCTTCTCTTTCTCAGACCATCGGACCTCTTTAGATTCTACAAATGGCATAAGCCATTGCTTCGACACGTCAATCAGAGCATTTGGCAGCGAAAGGTCTGCATATGTTTTACGAAACAGAATCGCTGAATATCCTGGTACATCTACAAATTGTAAAGCGCCCATAAGCTGAGCAATCGACTTGCCACCTCCGGCGGCACCTCCATACAGAATCTCACGCGTATCATTCATAAGAAGAAACGCGCGCTGTT